ATATTGGCTCATATGGCATATTCCTAGCAGGACCGTAGAACCTGTACGGCACGGTGGAGAAGGATCGTCCAGGAATGGATATGGAATCACAGCGCACAGCAATTTGTCGTGCGGCATCCGAATTCAGTGTTCTGAATATATTGGGATAATTGATCAGCACTTCGTAGCGGTTGGTGTACGCAAGACCGCTAGAGAATATGCTGCTGAACATCTCGGTTATGCTTGATGGAATCTGCGACATTATGTTCCCCTGCGGATTACTGCGTTTCTGCTGTCTCTGTATACGGTTACTGGTCTTGCGCCAACGAATTTCTGCGTGTTTCCATTAACCATGTCTTCCCATAAGTGAAATGGAACAATCACTGGTCTTTTTTTCATCCCTTTCCATAGATATTTTCGATAGCATGGTCTGTAGTATTTGAATATTTTTCTAGCATCTAGCCGATCATAGTCAATTTTCAGCCGCGTCTTCCACTCCTCGTTTGCTTTGATTGTGGGTAGTCCGCGCATGATCGTATCAAACAGAGCATTTCTGTATTGTGGACTCAAGAAGTGCAGGTTTATACCTTCGAACCCGCCCTTATAGACATCAGTTATCATTACAAGAGGATACGAATCATAATATGTATCCTTTGCAATAAAAGATTCGCTGATTGGTTTGTACTTGAAGAACACCAATAAGCCTGGCATTAGGCGGTTCGGTATCAGCAACTGATCCTGTTTGCTCAACATTTTCAAGAACTGCACATATGTCTGGTCTGTTCCACCCAATGCGATGGTGGTTTCCTCTAGCAATTCTTCTAGTTCGATCTTGTGTTTGTCGTTGTCGTTCATGGCTTTTTGTTGAACAGATCGTCTTCGGTCAATATTTTGAATTCCCATCCCTTGGCATCAGACACCCGCTTGGCGGCTTCCCACTTGGCTTTGTTGGTTACCCATGTCTTGACTTCGGTGATGTACCCACGAGTGATCCTGCTCTTCTTCTGCGGCTCTTGGCACTGCTTTTTGGGTTTGATCTCTACAAGCCAAGTCTTGATGCCCTCTGGTGTGCGTACCTCAACCAAGAAGTCCACAAAGTAGCGGTGGGGCTTGTGGTCGATGGGACTCATGTACGGAATCACCACTTCTTCGGATGCCCAACGCAGAACATTCGCGCTGCTGTCGCAGTACTTCATAAACTTGCGTTCCCACATACTTCGGTAGGTGATCTTGGTGGGATCGCCTATGTATTTGGTGGGGTTCTGTGGTTGAAAAATGCCTTTGTATGCCATACATAAATATGTAGCCAATCCCCCAAAGGAATCCTCCACATATGTTAGTACCAGACAAATATGCCCGAAGTCCCGAGGTTGCGCCACAAACAAGCAACGGAAAGCCGTTTGTTGCCAGCAATCGCACAGGACGAATTTCTAGCGAACAATTCGCGGAGCAGATTCAGGATCAGATTTCTAGAAATCTTGAGGGCTTCACCCCACTCAAGCGTGGCTCTCGCTCACGCCCATCTCTATTGAAATATCCTATTGAAATTGGTTCGGGACAGGTTCCTCATGTCATGCAGTTCAAGGTGTTCTGGCGGTGGGAACAAAAGGACATGAAAGAAACCTTGAACAACGCCAAGGTGGAGAATGAAAAGAAGATTGGTGATTTGCAGACTCTTCACAGTCTGATTGAGAATGGTGATCTCACAGAAGAAAATCTGATGCGAAGCCCGCTTTCAGATCAGGGTATTGCTGCACTAAACGAGATCGTGTACAGCAACAAGACTCTGAAGGTGGTTGATCCTAGCATGAACGATAGTCTGGCACAGATGCTGGACAACAATCCACAGCGCGCCAAGCAGATTCTTGAACAAACCATTTCGTCGTATCAGACTCGTCTATCAGATATCAATTCTGAAATATCAAACGGCACGGGCAAGGTTGGATTGGATGAACAGGAAAAACTGCAAGTACAGGGAAGATTCGGTGAGCAGATAGCAGATTCTAGTGCTGGTAGTGCTGCTGTGAGTGTTGGTTCTGTGGGTGCTGTTATTGGTGGTATTGCTGGATTTTTTCTTGGTGGACCTCCTGGCTTAGTAGTTGGAGCATTGGCGGGTGGTGGTGGCGGCGCACTCGCAGGGGTTGCGGCACAACAGGGGGCAAAGGCTTTTCAGAATCAAGCAGTGTACGATCAGATGGTGTCCATCTATCTGCCGTTCTGCACAAAAATCAATAACGAAGACACCTTTCAATATGAAGAGTCCAGTATGAGTGTTGCTGGTGGTATTGGTGATTTTATGAGTAATGGTATGATTTCATCCACCGAGCAGGCTGCACAGGCAGGACTCAACAAAGGTTCGGAGATGGTTGGTACTGGACAAGCGGGTGCGGCTCTTCAAGGACGAATAATCAATCCGCGCCTTGAAAAAATGTTCAAGCAAAAGGATTTTAGAAACTTCAATTTCAGTTGGGAGTTCTATCCAAAGACCAAAACGGAAGTGGAATACATTCGAGATATTATTGAAACATTCCGCTATCATGCTCACCCTAGTCGTGAGAATGAACCTGGCTCAGACGATCCATCCAAGGTTCAGATCATGCTTCGCGTTCCTGGTGAATTTGAAATTCGCTTCCTGTCCAGCAATCCCGATCCCAACCAAGCAGGTTTCGTTGAGAACGAGTACCTGCCACAGATTGGTCGCTGTTCTCTCACCTCTATTTCTGTGGATTACACACCAAACTCCATCTACAGTTCGTTTCAAGACAATTCTCCAACGGCAATTACTTTCTCGCTTCAGTTCACTGAAATGGGACTGCTGACCCGTGAAGCAATAGATAAGGGCTACTGATGTACTTTTCTAAATTCCCACTACTACAGTATCCTGTCAAGGACGGAACCGCCTTCCGTTATGTGTATGTGCGAAATCTGCTGCGGCGGGTTGCGTTGAGCGAAGACTTGAAGAGCGGGGAGTCTGCGTTTTTGGAGTACAACATCAAGGACGGAGAACGCCCCGAACACATCGCAGAGCGCGTATACGGAGATCCTGCGTACCACTGGTTGATTCTACTAACAAACGACATTATTGATCCGTATCACGGGTGGTACAAATCGGGCTTGGCACTAGAAGACTACATTCAAAAGAAATACGGTGGCTACACTGTCTACATCAGCACCACATCCGATTCTTTCTTTTACGAGTCCGCAGTTGGCAGTGGCTCTACTTTTTCACAGGGCGGAAAGTCGGTGGCAATTGTGGACTATTCGCCTGAACTCTGCAAACTCACTGTGCTTGGAAAGGATATTGCTGAAGGAGCCGCAACGATTGGAGTCTCTGGTGGAACTAGTTACTCTGTTTATGTCCACCGTGTAGACCCGTCTTTTACTGCCGTGCATCACTTTCAGATTCCTTATTCAAGTGGGCTGTGCGGAGCCTCCACCGAGTTCACTGTTGACCCATTGAGTCAGCAGACAGGCAGTTACTCTGTGGTGGGTGGTGTGGTTGGTCATACGGAAAATGAGTATCCCGCAACAATCACCGATGGTAAACAATATGCAGGATCGGGAACTGTAGACTTATGGGAAACTTATATTGGTCGTTACATGGGAATTTCTGGCGCACAGTTAAACACCTATGCGGTATCTAATTACACCTACGAGTTCACGGAAAATGATGCAAAGCGAACCATCAAGGTTCTGCATCCGCGTTTCAAGAAGACTGCCCTGAACGAACTTGAATCTCTGCTGAGGGTCTAATGATGGCAGACGAATCAGGATACGGAAACAACAACATGAAGGCGGGAGACTACAAACTAGAAAAGTTTGTTCTCCATTCAATGGTCAATGGAAGCAGTGTTGATCTCTCTAATCTGTATCGCTACATTGAAATTTATGAAGACCTGTTCTCTCCGTACATCACGGCTAAACTGCATATCGAAGACGCTTTCAACTTTCCCGAGCGGTTTCCCATCAGTGGACAGGAAAAGATTGAACTCACCTTCAAGTCAGACATCAATGCACTAAAGCCCGTAGAGTTGGTGTTTCGTGTCTACAAGTTGGACACCCATGAGATTTCAGACACAGGAAAAACACAGCAGTATGTGCTGCATCTGATGAGTGAGGGCGGATATTTTAACTTCTCTGAAGTGTGTGGATATTCCGTTCGTGGTACTGTATCTAAAATGGTAGAGACTATATTTGCAAAACACTTTCCTCAATCGGTATGGAAAGACAAATTGGAAATCGAGAAGACGGCGGACAACTACTCGTTTGTTCTGCCTAATTCATACACACCTTTCAAGGCTATCAACTGGTTGAGTGGCAAGGCTTTTTCCAAGACAGGAAAGGACTATACGCCTTTCATGTTCTATGAAACACTAGACGGACACAAGTTCAAGAGTCTTGGAAGGCTTATTGAAGACGGGGGTTCAAATGTCACAAAGTACATCTATACTCCTGCAAACATGGCACAACTACCAGGTGACAATGACAACATGGGATTCCAAACCGTTTTGCCGTCCCGATACCACCGAATTCAGAAACTAGAAGAGTTGGGTAGATTCGATATGGCGGCAAACATTATGAACGGCGTGGTGTCGTCTCGTCTGGTTGTGCATGACTTGGTGCGTAAGGAGCAGCGGGTATCTGAATTCTTTGAAGCAGATATATTCCAAGACATGAAGAAACTTGGAACTGAACCACATTTCCGCACATCCGATCCTGAATCAGACAGACTATACAAGAAGGGTGCTGCATATGTTTACTTGCCGTCTACCCCATATACCGCGTACACATCAGCCAACTCACTGATTGACAACACACAGGTGGAGTCTCTGTTTCTGAAGCGCAAGTACCACATGAACACTTTCCTCACGCAGAAGATCGTGATTCAGATATTTGGAGACAGCAGGCGGCGTGTGGGCGATCTTGTGGATATCAGTGTTCCAAAAATACAGTCGGACTCGCATATACAGTACGACAAACAGGACGCAAACTTGAGTGGTGAGTATATGGTTACAAGCATCAAACATAGATTTGCAAAAGTATACAGTTGTAAACTTGAACTTTCACGGAACTGCATGGGGGTGTAATGAGAGGATTCTTAGGACGAGAAGGATTTGTGTGGTGGCATGGTGTTGTTGAAGACAACGCCGATCCGCTGTTCCTTGGACGATGCCGCGTCCGCATTTTTGGTTTCCACGGAGAAGACAAGGGCGAACTCCCTACTGGTGCTTTGCCTTGGGCGTATCCCATGCAGCCACTGACTTCTGCCGCTCTTTCGGGAATTGGTGTCTCACCCACGGGTCTTCTTGTTGGTTCCCATGTGTTTGGCTTTTTCCGCGATGGTGAAGAAGCACAAGACCCCGTGATGATTGGGTCGTTTGGTGGAGTCCCCACCAAGCAGGCAGACACATCCAAAGGATTTAATGATCCAACAGGAACCTACCCTGCAAAACCTTCTGATGTCAACGCAAACCTGTTCCCGCTTGGTGTGTCTGTGATTGGTGAACAGGACACTAATCGGCTTGCACGAAACAATAACGCAGATCAGATGAAGTCTACTGTGGCTGCGTACAAGGCGGGATCATTAACCGCCAATATTCCAAGCACTCCCGACATACAAGGCGGTTCAAAGTGGAGCGAACCTGCTACTCCATATGCTGCGAAGTATCCAAAAAATCATGTGCGGTACACCGAAAGCGGTCATGTAGAGGAGTTTGACGACACGCCTGGTGCGGAGCGAATTCATCAGTTCCACAACTCAGGCACATTTACGGAAGTGGGCAATGGATGGACACAGAATCCTGACGGCACTCGGGTGCAGCGCATCATGGGCGATGACTATGAGATTGTCCACGGCAACAAGAAGGTGTACATTAAAGGCAGCGAAGGACTCAATTTGGTGTTGGATGGAGCCATCAACCTGACCATCAACGGCGGTGGAAATATTCAGATCAACGGCGACACCAATATTCTCGCAAGCAGCGATGTGAATCTTCAGATTGAGGGCAGTCTGAAGGCTTCAGGCAAGACCATTGAATTCTACGCAGACGGCGACATCGGATTCTCAGGGCGCACCATTTCGTTCATCACGGACAGCAATATCATGGTGATGCAGCAGGGCAAGCGCATTGAAGTGAATTCAGGTGAGGCAGTACTCAAGCCCAAGCGCGTTGATGTGAAGGGTGGTGGCTGATGCTGTATCGCGGCTTTCACCGAAAGTATGTTGAAGGCACATCGCAGTACGCGGTTTATGTGTACGGTGATGTGGTCAAGCGGGACGGCAAGTTCTATGTGTGCGGAATCACGCAGACATCAGGCTATCTTCCCGAAGACGCGGCTTCAGGCTTTGACCTGTTGTCGTATTACATTGACCCGTCTCCCAATGACAACATTGACGGAGGGCAGTTCTAATGGCTGGTTCTCAGGTTTGCCTAGCCAATCTAGATACAGCAGGGGGAATCATTCTAGAAGGAAACCCCTACTTTTTCGTTGATGGTTTTCCTGTTTCCGTTGAAGGAAATCCCGTAGAAGATCACGGCATAAACGAACACGATAATGCCGTGATGGTAGAGGGAAATCCAAATTTTGTGATTGGTGGCATTCCTGTCTGCACGATTATGAGCAAGGCTAGTTGCGGCGACCAACCTGTAAGTTCAAGTACTTTTTTTGTGGGGTAAACAATGGCAGATCAACCGTGTCCATGCAAGCAGAAACTGACAGAAGGTCAAAAAGGTGTTCTTAACTTTGGGCTTACCAAAGATATGCT